CAAAGTGTCTGACCAATTAACTGACCATGTAAAAAACCACCCGAAGTAATCGCAAGACAATTCGCAAGGCTGGTATCTTGGTCGGTCCTATGACTCGCCAAACGCTAGAGACAATCCGCAAATACCTAGTAACCGCAAGGGTTTCCCGCCCCGAAGAAGAAGAATTCTTCCAAGCTTTAAACGAACTAGACCGCCTGCTCACCGCCTCTGCCCGCCCGCGGGAGACAGTAAACTCTTGACATGGCAGAAGGGCTAACCCACCCAGTAGTAATCGTCACATGGATGGACGCGCATGCTGCCACAGAAACATGGACACCACTCGATGGCATCGACCAAGACCCATGCATAGTGAACAGTTGCGGCTTCCTACTAACCGCTGACGAGGGTGGCAAGCCAGACCACATCACCATCTACCAATCCAAAACAGATAGCGACGATGTTGACGGTGTGCTTTGTGTTCCCGTTGCAATGGTGAAGACCATGAAAGTTTTTCCAAAAGATACTTGACATACGGTATTACTATCGGATAAGGTGAACCGCAAGGGAAACAACAAGAAGGGACAACATGCAAATCAACAGATACCGCATAACTAAAAACGAACACGGTGGACAAGACTGGTTAAGTGACCGCTTCTGGGATGCACAGAAACGCAAACGTGTTTCAGCATCAGCAGTAGCTGCCATCTACGGGCTACACCCATTTGTACCAGCAGACAAGTACGCTGCCGAACTGTTAGGTGACATACCCCCTGCACCTATCGAACCAACATGGGCAATGACCCGTGGCAACGACCTTGAACCACTCTGTATCAAATGGGCTATCGACAAAACAGGCATACAGTTCACCACACCAGAGGAAATGTTTGTTGCAGAAACAGACAACGGTGCGCGAATGATTGCCACACTCGACGGCTTCTATGAGAACGGTGACGAGCGAAAGATTCTCGAAATCAAAACCTCATCACGCCCATGGGAAGGTGAACTACCTGACTACTGGCGCATCCAAGGAATCCAGCAAGCCATCTGCGCTGACGTAAACCTTGTTACATGGGGTGTGTTTGATAACACGATGAGCCTCTACATCTATGAGCAACGCATCAGCGATGATGAGAAGCAAGAACACTGTGACGCTGTAGCCAAATGGTTGTCAGCTATTGACATGGATATGACACCAGAGGGTGTGAACTGGTCATACGAAACCATCACGAGCCGCTACCAGAAGGTAGAACACACCGCCATTGAACTGCCAGTCACCGCTAAGGAACTGGTAGCACAACTCAAGCATGTCAAGTCAGAAGCCAAGTCTTTAGCAGAGTTAGAAGACAAACTGAAAGCTGAACTGTGTGATTTGATTGGACCGAACGAAGTTGCTACGGTAGATGGAACCATCATTGCAACATGGAAGGGACGCACATGGGAGTCGCTAGACATCAAACGTCTCAAAGCTTTAGAACCAGAAATTGCAGCAAAATATAGTAAGCCAACAACAACACGAACACTTCTCTTGAAGGGAGAACGGTAATGGAAGAGCAAGAAATCAAAGCAGCACTACTCGATGTACTCACCAAGCATGGTGTACCTGACAAGTCAATCGTAGGGAAGTTACCTCGCGGTGGCGGTTCGCTCGATTTTGTCGGGCATGCGGAAATCACCAAAATTCTTATCGAGGTCGACCCATTGTGGTCATGGCAACCATGTGGTTGGAACGAAGGACGACCAGCAATTCATGTAGTCAATGGCATGGCTGTGATGTGGGGAATCCTTACCGTCCACGGCAAAGACATTATCGGTGTTGGCTCAGTCAAGCACGACAAAGCTGAACTCGACAAAGAACTTATCGGTGACTTCTTGCGTAACGCCGCAATGCGTTTCGGTATCTCACTATCTTTGTGGTCAAAACAGGAATGGGAAAGCAACGAGCCAGTAGCCAAAGCACAGGTCGGTAGCAGGGCAGTAGCGAAACCTGTTGAAGAACCAGCAACGAACGAAGACAAAGCGTTGACACAGCAACAAGTGAAACAGTTTGTTGATGCTTGCGACAAGATTGGTTTAGACCCAGCCATCGTTGCATCGAAAGCCAAGCTCAACTGGGATGGGGTAATCATGCAGTCACAGCTACCTGTATTGCGTGACGCTTTCACCATCATGAAGAACGAGGGTGGTAACTAATGGCGGCGAAACGCACAGTAGACCCGACAGGTTCAGCACCGTCAACCAAGATGGTGTCGATGCGCTTGACCGCACACCAACTGTCATGGGTGGAAACGATATGCAAGAAAAGGGGATGGTCGCGTAGCGCGCTGTTCCGTTTGCTACTGGATGAGGAGGTACAGCGTGTCGAAGGAACGAGCCAAGGGAACTAACTTCGAGACATTCATTGTCAACTATCTGAAAAACTTTTATCCTTTTGTTGAGCGTCGCACATTGCAAGGCACGTTAGATAAGGGTGACATCGCAGGTACTGACCCTCGTCTCGTGTGGGAGTGCAAGAACCAGAAGACATTGAACTTTTCTGGGTGGTTGCATGAAGCTGAGAACGAACGGAAGAACGCGGGTGCAGAGATTGGGATTGTGGTGGCGAAGCGTCGCAACTACGGCAACCCTGCTGACCAGTATGCGTTGTTGCGTTTAGATGACCTAATGAAAATATTAAAACAGGCAGGATACTAATGAGCAACGCACAAGATTTTCTGAACACCATCCCTTCAATCATGTCAGTCCGTTCAAGGCTCGCTGTCTTCGCTTCTAATACAGAGGCGGGAGAACTGAACACGCTACTGAATGATGCATACCAAGAGATAGGAAACTTGCGACTGGAATGTAATCGACTAACAAACTTATTGCAGGCTAACAATGGTTGAGCGTACCGAAGGGTACGAACCATCACATGACATCAAACAATTCGACTTCACAAAAGACTTACAGTTCGGTCATGAAGGCGAAGAACTTGTAACACAGTTCCTAGCACAACTCAGCTCTGGAACATTCGAAGTAAAGTACGACCGCTTCCGCAACGGACGCATCTTCGTAGAGTTCGAACAGAATCCCCGTGATACAGGATGGAAGCCATCAGGGATAGCCACTACTAAAGCCAAATGGTGGGTGTATTTGTTCTCACCCAATGCATTTGTTATAATTGAAACCAGCAGGCTACGCCGATACATAAAAGCAAACGTCGAGAGATTACAAATCCGAACGGCAGCCGCAGACTCCACAAACCCAGCAAAAGGATTTCTCATATACCCAGAGCAAGTCAAGGAGTTGATGTCAGTATCCACCTACGATTAGGAGAAACAATGTTAAAGATTTTTGTAACAACACTTATAGGTTTAGGGGTAGCAGGGGGAACGGTAGCGATGGCACAAGCACCAACAGAGACGACGACAGGAACGCCATCCGCAACCAGCAATGTTCGTTTAGTAAGGGAAGAACCACTACCAATTCCAGCTGACGCTAAAGTCCCCCAATGGTGGGCGTTAGCACGAGAAGTTGGTTGGAAAGAAGACGCACTAGAAACCCTTGACTACCTGATTTTTAGGGAAAGCCGTGGGCTAAATCGTGCGTTCAACCGTGAAGACCCTAATGGTGGAAGCCGTTGCTTGCTTCAGCTGAACGGAAGTTGGAACGGATGGCTTACCGATAAGGGCATCATCACTAAACCATCAGACCTATTCAAGCCAGCAACATGTCTGACCGCAGGGCTAGCCATCTACCAGTACGGTGTAGACCGTTACGGTTTTGGTTGGGGTCCGTGGGCTATCAAGCCGTAAGATAGACAACCATGAAGGGGCGACACACAACAAGTTGGGTATGCGACAGATGCTCTATGCGTCTAGTTACCCATGTAAAAGTTTCCGAACCACCAACCCATGTTTGTTTAGGGCGTGATAGGAATAGCACAACAAACAATATTCATCCAATGAAAGAGGAAACTAAATGAACAACATCACCATTGTCGGCAACGCTGGCAAACCAATCGAACTGAAATACACAGCATCAGGTCTGGCGCAAGGCTCGTTCACTGTTGCAACAACATCAGGTAAAGATGAAAAGAAAGTAACCGTGTGGCACAATGTCACCGTGTTTGGTCAGATGGCAGAACATGCAGCGTCATCCATTGAAAAGGGTAGCCGTGTGTTTGTTATCGGCAAGCTTGACATCTCATCATATGAGGATAAGAAAACTGGTGAGAAAAAGTGGACAACAAAAATCTTGGCAGACGAACTGGGTTTGACAGTCAGGTTCAATGCTGTGTTCGCAGACAAGACTGAACAAACGATGAAGCAAGTTACTCAGAAGTTTGGTGCTGTGCCGTTCTTGGGCGACGAAGAAGCGTTCTGATGTTCACAGATTTCGGTACATGGCTAAAAGCTGGGATGGACAACGGGTGGATTTCACCGCCTGTTTGTTACACCCATGACGGGATACCTATGTCCATTACTGAGGACGCAGAGTTCACTGACGGGTCAGACCCATGTATACATATCATCAGGTGTTACGAAGACGCAGAGCAGAAGGAACAGATTGAAGCTAATAGTTTCCAAACCGTGTGGCGTAACCCATTCAGAGATGAGAACTATGAAGGGCGCTGAGGTTCTATTAGAAGCACACAGCCTTATCACAGGCGACAGACATGACGCTTACGCTCACCCGTTAGAGGATTACACACAGACCCGTGACATCTTCAAGGCGCTCACAGGTATCGACATGACTGTTGAGCAAGCCATCTTGTTCATGGTGTCAGTCAAACTGTCTCGTCTCAGGACAGCGTTAGATGAGGGTAGATGGGCGCATGACACCGTGGTAGATACGGCAGGGTATATCGGTTGCTTGTCAATGGTGAACGCCAAACAGATTGAGAACTTCCTTGGTGTGGTCAGCTGATGGTACAAAAAGGCGAGCGTAAACCTTGCCCGTGTGACTTCCCGATTGGGAGAACACCTCTCGTGTGTGGTAAACCTGAAGAAGATGACGACGACTGAACTCCCCGATGGCACATGTATCCACCCGTGTGGGCATGTTGGTATGTGTGACCATTGCGGGACAATACAAAAGGCTGTCGCAGTGTGGACAGATTTCGAGATAGATGGATGCGAATGTTTATGCCATGTGTTACGGCAACATCTCGCCACGACAAAGAAGAAGGGCAAAAAAAAATGACAATGCACCCTGCATGGTATGACAAGGCGAACTGTAAAGGTATTGGCGGGGATGTGTTCTTCCCTGAACCACAGATAGGTGTGAACCACCGTGATTTTTTTGATGAGGCACAGGCGTTCTGCAATAAATGTACGGTACGGTCAGCTTGCTTAGAGTATGCAATGCAATGCGAGACCAATGACATTCGTAGGTTTGGTATGTTCGGCGGGCTTACCCCTCGTCAGCGTGACGCTTTGGCTAAGAAGCGTTCGGGAAAGTGAAAAGCCCCACTACGACACAGAGAAGGGGAAATCTGTGGAGCGGGGCAATTCAACTTGTAACTCTAACACATTATTTCTTGTAGCGTATCACCTTGTAGTTTGCGTAGCGATACAGCATTGAGTTGTCTGCTGTCGCTTCGGCTTGGTCTTTGCACTTGAATAGGTACGCTTTGGCGGGGTGCGGGGTAAAGGTGTGACCGTCATATTTGTAACAGCCACGCCAGTACCCGTACTCCCTGCTACCTACCACTTTGACTACAACATACAGTTTGCGGGGGCGTTTGTATTGTCCCTGTTTGCGGTAGTTCCGTTGCCATTTCCATAGCCGATAGTTAGCTGTCAGCTTGTTGCTCATAGCTTTTCATGTCATCTATCAACACAGTCCAACCCCAACGCTTACGCAATATGGATACCACTTCACGGGCTGTTGGTTCGTTGGTGATGTACTGATGCACCCATTCTTCAATGATGTCGTTCGCAGTTTTCATGCCTGCTCCTGCTCGTTGAGTACGGCGAGGATGTTGCGGATTTTGATGGCGCAATCTTCTACGCCTGTCTCATATTGCCCGTCACCCAAGTATCCGCTTGACCAGTTGCCTGTCTGCTCGTTGAAGATAGTCCCGTGCTGGAATTTGTCATCTTCTAGTTCTATTTCGTGATACCAAAGCTTCCGCTCTGCGTCATAACATAAGACGAAATGGTGTTGTTTTAGGTCACGGTTTTCTGTTAGGTCATATGTTTTCATTTGCGTACCTTCCATGCTGGGTGCGCCCGCATTGCTCGCTTGCGCTTGGTTGTTTGTAGTTTGTGTGTGCTGTATCCCACCGTGAAATATACGAGGGCTATGAGGATGCTAAGTAGTGTGTCTATTGCTAGTTTCATTGTGCTGTCTCCTTGTCTTTCATTCCCTTTTCAATCAGGAACTGGGCTTGGTTTAGTTGCTCTAGCATTGCGAATGTCTTCATAGGGCGAAGCTCGCCCAGTCGTACACCCTCGGATAGTAAGAACCGTAAGTCCTCAAATCCCCTAATGATTTCCGCTTGTATTGTTTCCTTGCTCATTGCTGTTCTCCTTCGTTTGGTGTAAATATCCCTACTTTGTTTTTGTAATCATCTACCAATGTTTCGGTGAGATAGTCAATAAAACTTTCAACTTCTTTCAGGCAGTGTTGCTTTATTTCTTCCCAAACAAAATCGGTCAGTGAGCCATTAGCCCAAACCTCAAAATCTTCTTTGGTTATTGTGGTGAACTTGATTGCTTCATTCATTGCTGTTCTCCTTCGTTGATGTCTTCCCATGTGATGTTGTCAATTACTACTTCGTCATAACCTTTATCTGTCCAGTACTCTGCTATCTGTCGTGCTTCTTCAAGTGTGACGGTGTAATCAGTGACTTCTCCGCCACCCACCCACACTGTCCAAGTCTTTGTAGTCATTGCTGTTTCCCTTCGTTGTTGTTGATATGTCTAACCGTAGTACATCTATTAAAGGGTGTCAAGGATTATCCCTGTCGCTTCATGCCATGCTTCACCCTGTCCTGTTGTCGGGCGTACCTTGTAATCAAGGTTGCCGTACCTGTTGCGAGCGTCAAGGATTTCCACCTCAAAGGTGAGTGCTGTGCCTGCCACTCGTAACTGTCCACGCTTGCCGATATTTAGTGCTAGTTCTTGTGCTGTTGCCATTAGTTGTTTACCTTTTCTATTGTTGTCGGGTGCTCGTGGTCAAATGTGTATTCGGTTATTAGAAAAGCCCCATCTACTAGTTGCCCTGCTTTTTGTGTTGCTTCCTGTTCAGTGTCTGCTGTTACCGTGAACACTGCTAGAAATTGAGTTTGCCCTTCGTCTTCTGTTACTTCGTAACTAACTTTGTATGTTGCCATTAGATTAGATTTCTTTTCTTTAGGTAGTTGTGTAGTTCGTCCATCTTGCACCAGAATGTCTCGCCCTCTATGCCTCGGACATTGCCCTCACGATGACGGTCTAGTAGTTGTTGGTCAGTCTCGCTGTACCATTCTGTCGTGCTTGGTAGTTTCATTTGGTTGCCTGCTTTCGTTGTTCGGCGTTGATAAATAACTCTCGGCGGTTTCCGCCTATCTCTTTTATGATTTGGTCTATACGCTGGTTGTCTGTTTGTGGGTTGCCACCTGCGTCTAGTATTTTTCGAGCCAGGGTTATAACCTCTGCGCCTAGTTGCTCTACTCTGTCCATCAGTTGCCCACCTTTGCGTCTATGTATGCGATTATCTTTTCTAGCCTGTCAATCTCACCTGTAAGTGTGTTGATTAGGTCTAGTAGGTTGATTGCCCCATCTACTGATAGACGTAGTGTTTCGGGGGTTCGGTGTCCGAGCCAGTCATCTAACCCCCATTCGGTAAGTTTGTTTTGGATTATGCCGAGAGCGTAATCTAGTTGCTGTTCTTGTGTCTTTTCCATTACTTGCCCCTGTTCTTGTGTTTGTTGGTTAGTTGTTGTGCGATTGCCCCGATAATGAAGGGCGAGACCATGACGAGAGCGCCTAGCCCTGTCCAAAGAAACTCGCTTATCATTAGCAACTCCTAAATATGTAGTCGTTACCTAGTCCGTCTGCCACTGTCCAATAGTCGCCACCTAGTTGCCAGTCTCTCGCCATGCTTTCCCAATCAATGTAACCTTGCACATAGTCGGGGATTTCGTGGCAGTCT